AAAAGAAATAACTTAATATTATATGAAGAAATAGGTTTAGCTACAAATATACTTGATGTAATTGGTACATCTAAAGACTCAATGAGACGTTCAAATAAATTTGGAACATTTTTAGGTATAGGTACATCTGGATTTATTGATAAATTAACAGGTGTAAAAACAATATTTGAAAATGGATCTGAATATGATTTCTTTGTTGAGGAAGATGTATATGAAGGCAGGCCAAAACCAATATGTACTTTCCTTCCGGCATATGTAGCTGATAATGATTTTATAGATGATAATGGAAATATAAATTATGAAGAAGCATATCAGGCTATATTAGATATAAGAGCTGAACTTTTAAAATCTGAAAGTACTGAAGCTCTTGATCAAGAAAAAATGAATAGGCCTTTAGTTCCATCTGAAATGTTTATACAAAAAGGGGGAACTAAATTACCTGTTGGTAAATTAAGAGATAGGAAAACTTATCTTGATATAAATGAAAATCATAAAAAGATAATGTCTGTTGGGTGGTTTAAAGATGATGAATTTGGATTACCTGTATTTATACCAGATCTAAATAATGAATTAAAACCTATAATGTCTTATGACATAAGGGGCTTTGAGCATAATCTAAAAGGTGCAGTTGTAATATATGAGCATCCACCTGATAGGATTCCTAAACCAACTTTTAAAAAATCATTATATAAAGTAACTTATGACCCAGTAAAAGATGATCATGGAGGTACATCATTATGTTCTATTATTGTTCATAAAGGTTTTCCAGATACATCATGGGAAGAAGGTTTAACTGATACAATAGTTGCTGAATATATAGGAAGATTAGAGAAAGTTAATGATATGCACAGAATGGCAATATGGTTAACTGAATATTATAATGCTAAAATATTACCTGAAACAAATATATCTGATTTTATTAGATATGCTGAAATGAAAAATAAATTTTATCTATTACAGCCTTCTCCTTGGTTAGCTATGGGTAAAATAATAAATAACCCTAGCAAAAAGTATGATGTTGGTGTTGATATGTCATCACCAAGATTACAAGAACATTGTATACAACTTTTAGCTCAGTGGTATCTTACACCAAGGAAAGTTAATGATTTTGGAGTGACAACAGAAACTAATATAGATTATCTGTATAGTACAAGACTTATAGATGAATCTATTATTTTTAATGGACCTAAAAGTGGAAACTTTGACCATTTAAGGAGTGCTATGTTATTAGCATTATGGTTAGCACAAGAATCTGAAGAGCCTATTTTCTTTGAAGATGAAAATCAGCTATTAAAAGATTGGGAACAATTTTTAGCTCCAAAGAGAGATTTTAATTATGAATTTTATCACAATTATTAACAATGGAAGGAACTGAATATTTTAATGCAAATGAAAGAACTTCTTATAAAGAAAGAAGAAAAAATAACTTTGAGTGGTACGAGAAAAAAGCTGATTCAATATATGGATATAGTGGAGTAGATGAAAAGAAGAAACGTAAGTATGAGCAAAACTTTAATCTTTATAATAGTAGAGCAAATCTTAGTGATTTCAATGACTCTAGTACATTAATGGCTCATGGGCTTGGTGATTTAAACAGTGGGCAGGTTGTAAGACACATAGATATTATATCAAATATTGCTTCATCTATGATTGGTGATGAACAAAAAAGAGTTTTTAAACCAATGTGTATAGATGTTTCAGATGCAGCAGTAAATGAGTACAGAGATACAAGAGATAAGATGGTAAAGCAAATGATCCATCAAAAAGTTATACAACCTATTATAGATGAAGTAACACAACAAGTACAACAAGAAGTAATGCAATCAGCTGAAGTTGATGAAAATGGGCAACCAGTAATATCACAAGAACAGCAGCAACAAATACAACAAGAAATTGAACAAAGAGTACAAGATATGACTCCTGAGTATATTAATGAATATATGTCAAAGGAGTATAAAGGAGCTTCAACTATACAAGGGCAAAAAATATTAAAATATTTAGTAAAAGAATTGAAATTAAAATTCTTATTTAATGAAGGTTTTAAAAATTTTATAATAACTGGAGCTCCAATTTTTTACGGTACTATAATAAATGACAAACCACATGTAGAACTTGTTGATGCAAAAAATTTTACATATGGTGGCGCAAATAATACAAATTTTATAGAAGAAGCAGATTGGTGGTGTTATAGGCAGGAAATGTCTTTATTTGAAGTATATAAAAGATATGGTAAACTTCTTACAAAGAAAGATATTGAAAAACTTGACAGTGCATTTAATGATTATGTTTCAAATGCTTCTGATGATAACATAAAAGAAGGTAAACTTGCATATGAATTTTCTCTTGAACCTGAGAGTGTTGAAAATATAGATTTATTAAGTAGGGAGGGACAACAAGAATATTCAAGGCAATATGTAAAAGCTCTTGGAGGAAATAATAGTAATGCATCTATTGAGCATGTACATTGTGTATGGAAATCACTTACTTTATTTAAATATGTAGAAAGATTTGTAGATGGTAAAGAAGATGCATTTTGGGTAGATGGTTCTTATGTAGAAGGCCCTGATGATGTAAATATAAAAGAGGTATGGTTACCGCAACTCCATCAAACAACTATATTAATATATGGAGGGGAAAGAATATACATAAATAAAGGAACAATAGATGAACAATATGATTCACTTGAAAATCCTTTTGATATTAAAGGACCTTATTTTGGTTTTGAATGGGGTAAATTTTTTGGTAATTCAGAGCCACTGGCTCCAATGGATAAAGGAAAACCACATCAATATGAATATAATGTTGTAAGATCAAAATTAATCCATGATTTTGCAACAGATAAAGGAAAGATATTATTATCAGCTTATAATGCTAAACCAAAAGATTGGTCAATAGAAAAATGGTGGGGTCATGTAAAAGATGGTTTAATGCTAATAGATACAGAGAATACAAGAAATGTAGATGCTCAAATATTTAAAGGTATTGATCTATCTATGGCACAAGATATATCACAAAGAATACAATACCTTGATTATATCAAACAAGAGTGTTCGTTTGCAATGCAATATAATCCAAGTAGAATGGGACAGGTTTCACCTTATATGACTGCTACAAATAATCAACAGAATATAATGCAGTCATTATCTCAAACTGAAGATATATATTCAACCTATAATATTTTAAAAGAAAACTTTTTAACATATCTTATAAAACTTGCAAAAGTATCTTATATAAAAAATCCTAAAAATTTCTTATACATACTTGATGATTATTCAGTAGCAGATATTGAAATTGATCCTTCATCTCTAAGTACAGCTAAGTTTGGGGTTTATGTTACAAATAATTCAGAAGATATAGACAATCTTATACAGACAAAATATAACATGCAACCAATGTTGCAAGGTGGATTAATTAATTTCCCTGAATATATAAAATCTCAATGGGCCTCAACTGGTGCAGAGATTTTGAACATAGCTGAACAGGCAGAAGTAAGAAGACAACAAGAACAACAACAACAACAGCAAATGCAACAACAACAAATGCAAGCTGAGCAAGAAAAAGCAAAAATGGAACTTGAGCATCAGATGGTAATGTTTGAAAAAAATGCAGAATTGCAAATACAATTAAAAATGATTGATTCTCTTAAATATGCAAATCAATATGATATTGATAAAGATGGAATGAATGATAATATTGAACTTGAAGAAAAGAGAATTGAGCATGAAAAATCTGAGTCCGAAAAAGATAGAAAAGCTGATCTTTTAAAATTAAGAGAAGAATTAAAAACAAAACTTGAAATTGAAAATTTAAAACTAAAAAATAAAAGTAAATGAGTACAGAGCAAAATGATGGAAAATCTCCATTTGAGGTAATGGAGGATCCAATTGAAATGGAGTTTAATGACTTTGTTGATTATAATGAAGAAGAACAACAAGAAGAAATTGAAGATTCTAAAAATCTTCAGAATAATGAACAAGAAATTAATATACAACAAGAAGATGATCATGATAAGGAAGATGATTATGATGAAGAAGATGATTATAATGAAGAGGATAATTATGATGATGAAGATGAAGAAACAGGCGCTGCAATTCTTTTAAAAGAATATGTAAACAAAGGATTGGTTGATGCTGATGTAAAAAATGATTTATCAGGTGAAGAACTTATGGAGATTCTTGATAGAAATGCATATAATAAAGCATTAAGGGATCTTGAAACTCAGGGTTATAATGAAGATATTAAGAAAGCAATTGAATTTTTAAGAAGTGGTGGAACACCAGAAGAACTTCAATCAATGTTTGAAGCAGCTTCATATTCTGAATTAGATATATCAGATGATTATAATTTGGATAACAGAGAAAAAGTTATAAAACAATATCACAGAGAAAAAGGAATACCTGAGAAAAAGATAACCAATAGGCCAAGCAAAATTGAAATTTTTGCCCATT